GCCGGCGTGTTCGAAGTGCTGGTGGACCGGGGCGACCTTGAGACCGGCTGGATCACCGAAGGCGCCGCGCCGACCGAGACCGCGCCGTCGCTGTTCGACAAGGTGAGCATTCCGCTGCACGAGTTGTCGGCGCTGCCGCGCGCCTCGCAGCGGCTGCTGGACGACAGCGCCTTCGACATCGAAGGCTGGCTGGCCGACCGGATCGCCGAGAAGTTCGCCCGCGCCGAGAACGCCGCCTTCGTCACCGGCGACGGGGTGGACAAGCCCACGGGGTTTCTGAGCTATCCCAAGGTCGCCGTCGATGCGTGGACCTGGGGGTCGCTGGGCTATGTCGCCACCGGCGCGGCGGACCGGTTCAACCCGCTCGATCCCGCCGATGCGCTGGTCGATCTGGTCTATAGCCTGGGCGCGCGCTATCGCAGCAATGCGGTGTTCGCGATGAACTCGAAAACCGCCGGCGCGGTGCGCAAGATGAAGGACGCCGACGGCAAGTTCCTGTGGACCGAGAGCCTGAGCGCCGAACAGGCCCCGCTGCTGCTGGGCTATCCGGTGTTGTCGGTCGAGGACATGCCCGACATCGCGCCCGACGCCTATCCCATCGCCTTCGGCGATTTTCGCGCGGGCTACACCATCGCCGAGCGGCCCGACGTGCGCATCCTGCGCGATCCCTATTCCGCCAAGCCGCATGTGCAGTTCTTCGCCACCAGCCGCGTGGGCGGTGACGTGACCGACTTCGCCGCCATCCGGCTGCTGAAGTTCGCCGCCGCCTGAACCATCGCCGATTGATGGAGAGCGGACCCGGCGCCGGATGCGGCGCCGGGATGGGTGAAGTTTCATGCGAGGCGGTGACGTCATGCTGATCGATGCAGCCCGGCCCTCGGCCTCCGCCGAGATGGTCGCTGAACTGGCCGCCCACCTGCGGCTGCCGCAGGGGTTCGCCGAGGACGCGGTTTCGGCGGCGACGCTGACGCGGCTGATGGATGCGGCGGCGCGCGTGGTCGAGGACCGCACGCGGCGCGCGCTGCTGCAGCGCGTGATGCTGCTGCGGGTGAGCGCGTGGGACGATGCCGAGACGCTGAGCTTGCCGGTCGAGCCGGTGGCGCAGGTGACGGAGCTTGCGCTTGCGCAGGAGGACGGCGCCCGCGCCACGGTCCATCCCGCCATCTGGCGGCTGGCGAGCGTGGACGGGCGCGCCGCGATCCGGGCGCGCGCCGGGCGGCGTCTGCCGCCAATCCCGCGTGATGGCCATGCCGAGGCGCACCTTGTCGCGGGCTATGGCGCCGCGTGGGGCGATGCGCCGGAGGATCTGCGGCTGGCGGTGATCCTGCTCGCCGCGACCTACTTCGAACAGCGCAACGAGGCGGCGGGCCGCCTTGCGCCGCCGCCCCTGAGCGTCGCCGCGCTGCTGGAGCCTTATCGGCGGGTGCGGCTGTGAGGGCGCCCGATCTGACCCGGCTGCTGACGCTGGAGGCGCGCGACGCCGCGCCCGACGGCGGCGGCGGCGTGGCCGCGCGCTGGACGCCGCTGGGAACCCATTGGGCGGAGGTGCGACCGAGCGCGGCGGCGGAGCGGACGCTCGGCGGGGTCGAGATCAGTCAGGTGACGCACAAGATCACGCTGCGCTGGGCGCCGTTCGGCGCGCCGTCGCGGCCCATCGCCAGCCAGCGGTTTCGCGAGGGCGCGCGGGTGTTCGACATCCTTGGCGTGACCGAGGCCGACACGCGCAACGCCTGGCTGATCGCCTGGGTTCGGGAGGGCGCGCTGGGATGAGCTACGCATTCTCATGGCCGCTGCAACAGGCGCTGTTCGCGGCGCTGGCCGCCGACGACACCGTGGCCGCGCTTGCGGGCGGGCGCATCTACGACGCGGCGCCGCACGCGGCGGCCGATCCGCAGCCGGGTCCGTGGATCGTGCTCGGCGACGAGCAGGTGGACGCCTGGTCCACCGCCACCGATCGGGGCGCGGCGCATGCGATCCAGATTTCGGTGGTCGGCGGCGGCGGAGGCTTCGCTGCGCTGAAGCGGCTCGCCGGCGCCGTGTGCGACGTGGCGCTGGGGCCGCTGGGCCTTAGCCGGGGCAGGGTCGTCACCGCCAGTTTTCTGGGCGGGCGCACCCGGCGGATTGAGGGCGCGGGCCTGCGCCAGATCGATCTGCGCTTTCGTCTCGCCATCGAAGAAAACGCATAAGTCATTCAGGAGATATAGATTATGGCCGCGCAGCCGGGCAAGGACCTGTTGATCAAGCTGGACGCCGACGCGACCGGCGATTTCGTGACCGTCGCAGGGCTTCGCGCCACGCGCTTTGCGCTGAACGCTGCGCAGGTCGATGCGACCACGGCGGAAAGCGCCGGGCGCTGGCGTGAGCTGCTGGCCGGGGCGGGGGTGCGCTCGGCCAGCGTCAGCGGGCGCGGGTTGTTCAAGGACGCCGCGTCGGACGCTGCGCTGCGCAGTGTTTTCTTCGCGGGCGCGGCCCCGGCGTTCGAGCTGACGGTGCCGGATTTCGGCCGGATCGAGGGCGCATTTCAGGTGGCGGCGCTGGAATACGCGGGCGATCACGACGGCGAGGCGGTGTTCGAGATCAGTCTCGAGTCCGCCGGGCCGCTGAGCTTCACGGCGCTCTGACCATGGCCAACCCGATGCGCGGCGAGGTGGAGGTGGTGATCGACGGACGCCCCCGCACCCTGCGGCTGACGCTGGGGGCGCTGGCGGCGCTGGAGGCGGAGCTGGAGGCCGAGGGGCTGGTCGATCTTGCGGAGCGGCTGGAGCGCGACGGCGTGCGCGCGCGCGACGTGATCGCGGTGCTGACGGCGGGGTTTCGCGGCGCGGGCCACGACGTGACCCGCGACGAAGTGGCGGCGCTGGCCTTTGACGGCGGCGCCACCGGCGCGGCGCGGGCGGCGATGCAGCTGCTCGGCGTCGCCTTCACCGGGGGCCGGGGATGAGCCGCAAGGTGGACTGGAACGGCCTGATGCGGCTGGGCATCGGGCGGCTGCGGCTGGCGCCCGACACTTTCTGGGCGATGTCGCCGCGCGAGTTCGCGGCGGCGCTGGAGGGCGCGGGCGTGGCGGCGCCGGTGGGCCGCGCGCAGCTTGGCCAGCTGATGGCGAAGTTTCCTGACGGCGGCGCCGGGCGCGTAGCCATGCGCAAGAAGGACGCCGAATGATGGAAGCGGAGCAGGGGTTTTTCGCGCCGCCCGAGGAGGGCGACGCGGGCGCGCGGTTCGCCAGCGAGATGCGGCGCGTCTCGGTTGAGCTGCAGGAGGCCGACCGCGCGGCGCGCGGTTTGTCTGCTGCGGTCGGCGGCGGCCTGCGCAAGGCGCTGGATGCGGCGGTGTTCGGCACGGGGCGGTTTTCGGACGTGCTGCGCGGCATGGCGCGCGATGTGGCGCGCGGCGCGCTGGGCGCGGCGGTCGGGCCGGTGCAGGCGGCGGTGGGGCTGGGCGTGGGCGGGCTGGTCTCGGGGGCGGTCAGCGCGCTGACCGGCGGCGTGCGCGCCTTCGCCAGGGGCGGCGTGGTGGACGGCGCCACGGTGTTTCCCACTGGCGGCGGCGTCGGCGTGATGGGCGAGGCGGGGCCGGAGGCGATCCTGCCGCTGGCGCGCGGCGCCGACGGGCGGCTGGGCGTGCGCGGCGGCGGCGCGGTGCGCGTGACGGTGAATGTCTCGACCCAGGACGCGGCGAGTTTCCAGCGCTCCGCCCCGCAGGTCGCGGCGGCGCTGGCGCGCGCGGTCGAGCGCGGGCGCCGCAACCTTTGAGGAGCAAGACCCATGAGCTTTCATGAAGTGCGCTTTCCCGCTGCGCTGTCCTTCGGCTCCAGCGGCGGGCCGGAGCGGCGCACCGAAATCGTGACGCTGGCGAGCGGCTTTGAGGAGCGCAACACCCCCTGGGCGCATGGGCGTCGGCGCTATGACGCGGGCCTCGGCCTGCGCAGCCTGGATGACGTGCACGCGGTGCTGGCGTTCTTCGAGGCGCGGATGGGCAGGCTCTATGGGTTTCGCTGGAAGGACTGGGCCGACCACAAGTCCTGTGCGCCGTCGGAGACACCGGGACCGACCGATTGCGCCCTTGGCGCGGGCGATGGCGCGCGAACGGCGTTTCAGCTGGTGAAACCTTACGTCTCGGGGCCGGGCCGCTATGAGCGGCCGATCACCAAGCCGGTGGCGTGGACCGTGCGCGCTGCGGTGGACGGCGTGGAGATGGAGGAAGGCGCGGGGGTCTCGGTCGATCATGCGACCGGGGTGCTGCGCTTCGATGTCGCCCCTGCTGACGGCGCGCAGGTCACGGCGGGGTTCGCCTTCGATGTGCCGGTGCGCTTTGACGCCGACCGCATCGAGGTGAACCTGGCGGCGTTCGAGGCGGGAGAGATCCCCTCGATCCCGGTGATCGAGGTGCGGGTCTGATGCGCGCGCTGGACCCTGCGCTCAAGGCGCGGCTTGAGAGCGGTGCGACAACGCTCTGTTCCTGCTGGCGTATCGACCGGCGGGACGGGCGCGCGCTTGGGTTTACCGACCATGACGCGGCGCTGAGCTTTGACGGGGTGACCTTTGAGGCGGCGAGCGCGGTGGCGGCGAGCGCGCTGGAGGCGGCCGCGGGACTGGCGCCCGACGGCGCCGAGATCGCGGGCGCGCTTCGCTCCGACGCCATCGATACGGAAGACGTGGCGCGCGGGCTTTTCGACGGCGCGACGGTGCGGCGCTGGCTGGTGGACTGGCGCGCGCCGGACGTGCGCGCGCTGATGTTCAGCGGCGCGATGGGCGAGATCAGCCAGAGCGGCGGGCGGTTTCGCGCGCAGGTCGAGGGGCTGGCCTCGGCGCTGAACCGGCCGCTGGGACGCGCGTTCATGGCCGCCTGCGATGCAAGCCTTGGCGATATGCGCTGCGGCGTGGACGCCGATGCGCCCGCTTATCGCGGCGCCGGGACGGTGACGGCGGTGGAGGGCGACGCACTGCGCGTCGACGGGCTTGAGAGCTTTGCGCCGGGCTGGTTCGCGCGCGGGCGGCTGATCTGGACTTCCGGCGCCAACGCGGGTTTCGGCGCGGCGGTGCGCGAGGACGCTGGCGGCGCGGCGCGGCGGCTGTCGCTGTGGGTGCAGCCGCATGGACCGGTCGCTGTGGGCGACGGGTTCGAGATCGTCGCCGGCTGCGACAAGCGCGCGGCGACCTGCCGTGAGAAATTTTCCAATTTCATCAATTTCCGGGGATTTCCGCACATGCCGGGCGACGACTGGATCACGGCCTATCCCGCCGCAGGCGAGACCAATGACGGCGGGTCGCTGCATGGCTGAGGCGGGAGATGCAGGGTGGCGGGCGGTCGGGGCGGCGCGCGGCTGGGTCGGCACGCCTTATGTCTTTGGCGCGAGCCTGCGGGGGGCTGGGGCGGATTGTCTGGGGCTGTTGCGCGGGGTGTGGCGGACGCTCTATGGCGCGGAGCCGGAGCGCCCTGGCCCTTATACGCCCGACTGGTCGGAGGCGAGCGGCGCGGAGCGCCTGCTGGAGGGCGCCGCGCGGCACATGACGGCGGTTGCTCTGGACGATGCGCGGCCCGGCGACGTGGCGGTGTTCCGGATGCGCGCAGGCGCGGTGTGCAAGCATCTTGGGATCCTGGCTGAGGACGCCCATGGCGCGCCGACGCTGATCCACGCCTACAGCGGGCATGGCGTGGTGGAGTCGTCGCTCGGCATGGCGTGGCGGCGCAAGATGGCGGCGGCGTTCCGCCTGCCCGAAGGGGTGATCTGATGGCGACGATGGTTCTTGCCGCAGTCGGCGGCGCGCTGGGCGCGTCGGTCGGCGGCGGCGTGGCGGGCGTGGGCGCCGCCGTGCTGGGCCGCGCGCTGGGCGGGGTCGCTGGCGGGCTGATCGATCAGAAGATCTTGGGCGGCGGCGCGCGGTTGCTCGAGAGCGGGCGCATCGGACAGGTGCGGGTGATGGGGTCGCGCGAGGGCGCCGCGATCCCGCGCGTCTATGGCCGGATGCGGCTGTCAGGTCAGGTGATCTGGGCGAGCCGGTTTCGCGAGCGCAGCACGGTCAGCGGTGGCGGCGGCAAGGGCGCGGCGCCGCGCACCCGCAGCTTCAGCTATGCGATCAGCCTTGCGCTGGCGCTGTGCGAGGGGCCGGTGGCGCGGATCGGGCGGATTTGGGCCGACGGCAAGCCGTTCGACGCCAGCCGCGCCGAAGTGCGGCTGCATCGCGGCGGCGAGGATCAGGCGCCCGATCCGCTGATCGAGGCGGTTGAGGGCGCAGGCGCGGCCCCGGCGTATCGCGGCGTGGCGTATCTGGTGTTCGAGGATCTCGACCTCGCCGACTTCGGCAATCGCGTGCCGCAATTCTCGGTCGAGGCGTTCCGCGAGCCTGACGCGGACCCGGCGCTGTCGGACGAGATCGCGCCGCCGCTGGGCCGGTTGATCGAAGCGGTGGCGCTGTCGCCCGGCTCGG